CCCAAGTATCTCAGGCCAAGCTTCAACAATTGTATCAATCATAGCTACTGAATCTTCAGGAGGTAAGGACTTAATGTGCCCTGACAATCTCCCTAAGAAAGCTGTAGGATCAACTGAATCCATCATATCCCACTGCATACCTAAGACTTTAGACAACTCTCTCATACGAAGATCTTCAATATCAGGGGTAAAAATCATAGTACCTACTGTTAATGCTGTCTCCCCTATTTTGTCCCAGCTAAGCCCTAACTCATCAAAGACTTCAGCTGCCTTGTAGCTCAAGTATTGATTTCTAGCATTCTCATCTTTCTCAGCTTCAGAAAGGTATACAGATTGTGGATGAGCATCAACAAGAGCACGGAACTCTCCATAGCTGCTCTCAGAGGCCCGTACAACCTCTGTGACGGACGTTCCCACTTTATCTACGTCAATGTCTACCCCATCTTTAACAGCCCCTGAAACGCGTCTCTCGGCGTCTGAGAGGTATCTACCTAAATAGTCCCCTTTCATAAACTCAGGTGTGGGAGGAGTAAAGCCTTCTTGCTCTTGTACAGCATTGTAAACAGCTTCAGGTTCTTTACCTTTAGCTGAGGCTAATGTTGCTTCATTCATTGCTGTAGCAGATTGTACATTACTGTGTTGTACTTGTTCTGGCTCTTCAATAAATGTCTCGTTTGTTACGCTTTCTTCTGTATACTGTTCCATATTCTCTCGACTCTGGGAAAATAAAATTAATTAAGCCTCAGGGGCCATCATATTACCGATAGCTTTACCTGCTATAGGAGCTGCAATAGTGTTGGCTACACCTAACGCTACACCAAAATCACTCTTCTGCCCTGCTTGTTGTGTTTTTAATCTAGCACTGTTAATCATAGGATTACTCTCACTGGAGAACGCTAGATCTTGTGAGGTTTTATTAAACTGATTAGTTACCCCACCTTGGGCCGCACTAACAGCTGTACCTGCAAAACCTGTTGTACCTGCTTGGTTAGCTATCTGTGCTCTAGCCACTTGAGCTTCTGAAGCAGCAGCTCTCCTAGCCCTAGCTGAACTCTCCCCTTCTATAGCTTGTTCTAACTCAGCTTGCTCTTTTGCAGCTTTCTCTTGATCCTTAGCTGTATTACGTGCGTCTATAGCAGTCGCAGCAGCAGTAGTAGCAGAAATACCTGCGACAATATAACCGATAGTAGCGGCTTCTAAGCCCATTACATCCCCCTCACTGAAGTACTGCGTGAAGTAATCACACCATCTTCTGTTTCTGTTAAATAAGTAAATCCAAACATCTCTTGATACTTCCTTTCAAATGTATAGTCATGTGGAGTAAACGCATAAACTTCATCATACCCTAACGCATTAAGATAATTAAACGCATAAACAGCTAAAGGATATAACTCATTACGATATATATCCTTAGACCATTTATAAACATCCATATGTATATTAGGATGATTACCTAGCATATCATATCTTATAAAACCATACTCATTACTTACTATACTATTCATATTATCTTACCTACTATTTAATACTACTAGCTTTGGCTGGACTACTACTTAGAATAATAAGGATTTTCAGGTTTTCTAACATTAGCTGCTTGGCTCTACGTATATTTCCTTACTCCAACCGTAAATATGACAACCTTTTCCAGGCTCAGTTCTAAACTGCAAACTAAGAGCTTCACCATGACCTCTTAAAGTATTTCTAGTAGAGATAACAGTTTTACTATAATCAAATTGTGTTGAAGGTGCGTTAGGAGTATAGAACTCTTTAAGCTTATACGCTTGCTGTTCATCTCCCCACCTACCTGATGCAGGACTGTTTGTCCAAGCCCATTGAGCTTGCATTAGACAAGCTGAAGGGTCTATTACTTCAAAAGAATCCCCTCCATCAACGGAGTTAAAACCACTCTCTGTTCTTAGCATATGAGTAGTAATAGACAATACAGACTTTTCTTTAGAAGCAACTTGTCCTGTCCAGTACCCTGTTACTAAGTAAGCAGACGCATCTACCACACCCCAGTCTAAGAAAGCACTGTTATTATATTGGCTAAAACTAAAGGCTGCGTTTCCGTCTAAAGGGTTAGTAAAAGAAGCTATATACTTTATAGAGCTAACCACATCTGTGTCTATTTCCCTAGTAGTAATATCTACTTGCGCCCCTCCTACCGTTACAGGGACTGTCTCGACTGTTGTATCCTCCGTCTTATCTCCGAATATAAGAAAAGGTACAGGTACATATCCCGCTGGGTAAACTTTAAGGGTAGTATCTAAAGTAGGGAACTTATTTCTATACCAAGCCGTAAGTGTTAAATCAAAAACAAGCTCGTTGTCAAAGTAGTAAGGATTAACCAAAGCCCCTGTACGGTACAACCACCTAACCTGTCTAGAGGCTTCATCATAAGTACCTGTTACGTTAGCTCTAGCGTCTGCGGGTATACGGTTAAATATAGACTGTATAGAATCTTTAGTTATATTAACTGCCTTCCCTCTTAAAGATACACCATCAAGTTCTATAGCGTATATACCGCCAGCTGACCAGTAGGCAAGCATTCCTTCGCCTTTTACTATACTACCTAGACTACTGCAACCTGAGTTACTGGCTTTAGATAAGTTCTGGTTAGTTGAGCTAAAAGACCCTTCACCTCCGTGTATCTCCCACACACCGTTTGTAGCAAATACAAACAAGGAGTTACCTAGAGGCTCCATACCTGTTACTCTACCTATTTCAGGTATGTTTATAAACCCACCGTCAGTATCTAAAGGTTTATTAAAATCTTCCGCTGTAGGATCGTTCTCTGAATAACATTTATTTATAGAATCTATGTTCTCTGCTATTTGAGAGAAGAAAATCATAGTACCTAAATTAGGTGCTTTATCATCCGCTTCAATTGACCTGTCTTGTTTAATAGAATAAAACACCCTACCTGCATAAGCTGCTACAGCACCTACTTCACCGTAGGTATAGTCAGCGGGGAGTTCACTAGAGTAATTGTAAGAAGATCTATCTTTTATATACTCGTTCCTAAATAGCCCTCTAGCAAAAACACTGTCTAATACAAACTTACCTTTAGGGGTAGGTGTAACACCAAAACCTACTTTAAGTAAATCCCAAGACGACCATCTACCCACTTCTTCGGCTCTAGTAGCTGTGGTGGCTTTACCGTTCCATATATTATCTGCATTAGACGGGTAAAAATCTTGGTATTTTTCAAGGTTACGTACAGGGTCTGTTAAGTCTATACCTGATGTACGTTCCGTAAAACATTCTAAAGACTTTACCCAACCTTGGTTTCTTAAGTTATAGTCATGCTTCTGGGTGAGAGAGGTAGGTCTCTTGTCTACTTCTAGCCCATCATCTACCCCCCAAGTGTCCCTTACGGCTATATAACGCCTAGAGTTAGTTATAACCAACCCCTCTGGCTCTAGTTCAAACAGTGTAACAAAAGTAGTTCCAGTAGACAGTATAAACCTTCCGTATATACTTGTACCATACATTCTTTCTAAACCCTCTGCCCCACTTAACTGGTATATATACAGAAGATTCCTTGAGACTGTCTTTGAAGAGGTGTCAAAAAAGAACACTTGATTACCTGAGTGTACTACAACAATGTCAATATCACCTCGGTTACCCGCATTCTTCCACTCAAAACTGTCCACTACATGGTTAAAGCCATTCCGTTTAGTGTCAAAGCTGTTAAATATAGACTGTCTATCAGCTTCCCAATCCATTCCTAAACGTCTTTGACGGCTACCGTCTACGTCTAATACAAAGTTCTGCTCATCAAGGGAGGCATTCTCAGGGAATGTAAGAGGGCCTGCTTCAGTGTTTAAGCCAGCTACGAAGGTACTTATTTCAAGACTTGTTCTTTGACCTGCCACTGGAGACTCCTCTTTTAGTTTGTCTACTTCTACGTTGTACACGCTTAGGGGTGTTCTTAGCTCTGTAATAGCTCTCTATAGCTTTATTAGCAAAACCTAGGTTAGAGTATGTACCTAACAGTTCTTTAGGTACTACACCCCCTCTGGCCCCTTGTATTACATACTCTCTAGCTGTCTTTATTATAGCTACAAATTTAAGAGTGTGTTCATGTGTGTTGGTTAGGGTTGAAGTTTCTTCCCCCACTAAATTTCCTGCTTTGTCTTCCATAGTTAGGATACCTTACTCCACCTTTTACTGCCCAGTTACGCTGTCCCATCACGTAGTTCTGACGAACTGCTTGCTGTTCTGCTTTTGAATTAACCATCTGCTTAAGTTCTACAAAACATGCGCTCTTAGCTTCTGCGTAAAGCAAAGGGAAAGCTTCTGAGGGGAGGTCAGGTACAAAAGAATCTGAAATCTCCCACAAAGGTTCTTTATAGTAAATAATTTGAGAGTTAATACTGGTTAGTGTAGTGTTTAATTCAGAACAATAGCTATCAAAAACTAAATTCTTATCATCAAACGATGTATAGTAACTAGGCGGCTGATCATTATATATGTAATATACACTACCATCGTTAACCACAGTTACATTATCGTTGTTAGGGTTCCTGCTGTTTGTGTAAGCAATAAACTCATCAGGGTACATGTAAGGGGTACGTCTATAGCTAACCGTGTCTAACACGTCTCTCTGCTCGCTGTAGCCTACATAGTCAATACGTGAAGAGTTAGTTGGGATACCCATAACAGTTGGCTTACTGGACTGATTAGAGTTAATCAACTGTCCTGTCTTACGCAGATGAGGCCAATCTTTACGAGACATAAGTTCAAAGTAAGTGTGTTTAACAATTACAGCAACCTGATTACTCTCTTCAGTCTCACCTATAGAGTTAACTTTGTCACTGCCCATATCTGATAAGATGTCTTGTACAAGACCTAAAAGGGTTTGTTTCATCTACGACCTCCTTTACGACCACCCGCAGCTTTACCTGCTTTGCTTCCTATCTTACCTCCGTGAGAACGGTTAGACTTTCGGCTCTGTACTTTAGTGTTAGAGGTAGACTTACTACCCCCATTCTTTAAAGCTGTCTTATGACCTACATCTTTACCATCACCTTTAGACACTTTACCTTTACTTTCAGCGTCACGGCGAGCTTTGTTACGAGCAGCTCTGTTCTTTTTCTGTTCTGGTTTAGCGTTATAAGCTCTTTGTTGTTTAGACCGCTTAGTTGCGCTAGCCTTAGTCTCACCTTTCTTAGCCATTAGTTAGTCCTTAAAATAGTCATGTCTGCCGTGTTTACTGTAAAATCGTCTGAGTTCTCAGTGTTCTGTACGTCAATGGAATATTCGTCACCTGTTTGACAGTTATCAAAAGCACGTAAGAAGATTGAACCACCTCTGTCACTGACATCTACAGTACCTTCCCCACCTGCTATCGGAGATCCATTCTTTAGTATACGGAACGTATAGAGCTTAGCTCCTCCCCCTCCACTCTTGGTACAAGAAAGGTGTGTAGAGATTAGGAAAGTCTCGTCATCGTTAAAGTTAATACCATCAAAGATAAGACTATTTGAACCCACCCCTTGGGAGAACTGACTCCCTGATGTTAGTGACCAAGTACCCTCAATAGGGACTGGATTCCCTACCGCAGCTATGGAGACCGTCTCAGGAGGCACTAGGTTGCTTATAGCGGCCTTTTTAGTGTCTGAGACACCTAGGGTATCAGTTATAATAAAGTTCGCTGTATCGGCTCCTATGGCCCCTAGGGGAGCTGTTGAACCTACAAAGAAGCATTTATCCACTGCTCCTCCAAAGACCTTAGTTGGATCTATGTCAGCAAACTTGCTTACTCCTGTCAACAAGGAGTGAGAACAGCCCTCTAAGCTCACTGTAGACGCACTGAAAGTGGCATCAGTGAAGTCTAACCAAACTGCTCCAGGGCTAAAAGAAATGCTTTCTTCAATATTGATGGAGCCATTCACCCCTTTAAACAATATAGAACCTGTTGAAAGCGGGGAATTCTCTACTTCCTCAAAGTTAACGGCAATAAACTCCGTTAATTCACCTATAGATTGCCCTGTGTTATTCGACACAAGACTGTTATTCAAACTAAAGGTAGCTATACCATTACCTGAACAAGCAAACAGAGGCACTGAATTACTTGCAAGAGTTAGGTTAAGTAATGTAACATTAACCCCTGTATCATTAATTATACCCGCCACTGGGACATTGCTTGTAAAATTTATAAAGGCTGTAGACTTGTCCATACCTATTAAGGCAGTACGGCTATCTACAAACTTTAAAGAAAAATCTAAATCTATTACTAGACCTGAGGAAATCACATACGCTTGAGGGAGCAAAGTGCTCACACCTCCAACTGGCGTAGGGAAATCATTAGCTGATGCTATAAACACTGCACCACCTAGGGAGGGCACTATATTTTGCCATGACCCTGAATTTTGACCATCTGCTATGTACGCTTGTCCTTCAAAAGCTGATGTAATACCTTTAGGTTCGTGTATCTCACCATCAGGGATGGAAACATGTTCTACCATTTTACGTACTCCTTAAATAAAAAAGGGAGAGCCGAAGCCCTCCCCACAGTCTTAAACGCGAGTAAACTCAACGATTACTTTACCTTTACCAACTGAGGTTGAACCTGCAACCACAATCATACTCACTTCCTTACCTGCTTCAATGGAGACAGGGGCTGCTAGAGCACCATCTGACATACCGACTGATGTAACATCAATCTTTGCTGGTAGGATAGCAGAGCCGTCATATTCGATCTCTACAGAAGCAGAGCCGTCAAAAGCTTCTTTAACTTCTCCGTACACTGCTGTGATCAAACCATAGTCAGCTGGGATAGTGAGGGTTTTAGCTTCTGCTTGCGCAAATTCCTTACCATCAAATTCCCAAACCATTCGGCCTTCACCTGAAGTTGCAATAGTAACACCTGCAACATTACCCACTGCACGTTCACCGTAGTATTTACCTACACCTAAACCGCTAGTACCTGTTTCATAGCTCATATATTATCCCCTTATACAGAAGTTGCTGAAGTTATTAAGACAGCTAGAGTGTCTTTACGCTGAATACCGAAACCAAATCGAGCGGTTTGGACATACTCATCGCGTTGTAGATCTTTGTTTCGCTCGCCTTCTACGCGTGGAGGTTGTCTCCATGCAGTCATTAGGGGCTTACAGTTATCGTCTGCAATACACATAAAGATGTTTGCAACAGCACCAGGAACAGAAGTTGTACCGTCACTGAACTCACCTGTAGGCAAACGGTTAGAAGTCATAATATCAAAACCATACAAGCTGGTTACGAAAGTATGATCACGATCAAAACCGTTTTCAAAGATACCTTGGGTAGCACTTGATGCACCTAAGTTACCACTGTTAGCTATGCCACCTGCATGTGATACAATGTTGAAAGCAGTGTTAAGAGTTGCTTCTACCACTGGATCTACAATACCGATACGACCGCCGTAAGGGACTTGAGCTTTGTTGAATGCGAGACGCATTGCAATCAAGTCAGTTAGTTGCATAACATTACTTGCACCTGAACCCACAGTACGATGAGCAAAGCCGTTTACAGCATTTCCATCCCCATCAGTTTGTCCCGCATTCAATGTAGCCAAAGCTTGCGTCTCATAACGCTCTTGAATTGCACGGGTGGCTTCTTTACCACGTTGTGCTAACAGACCTTCGATCTGTGCACCATCTTGACGCATTTTGTCAGTGATGTACCAACCGTCACCGATGTACTCAGTGATTCGTAGTTCTACTTCACCAGTCTCAATAGGAGAATACGTGATAGGAGCATCTTCCGCCACTTCCTGGATTTGGGCATCACCCATAGTTTTAATGTGTAATACTTCACCAGAACCAAAGTCAGAGACATTGCGGTAGAAGTTAGGTGGTAACAAACCATCGTGTAGGTTAGTTAAGATAAAATCGCTATACTGTTCAGCTTCAATGAACGTGCGATTACTTGCTGTAGTAATTGACATTTTTAATTCCTTAAATTAAGATTCAGAATAACCTAGGCGCTCGTTAGTAGCCTTTGCTGACTTACGCCAGCTAGACAAATCCGAGTTCTCTCCAGGAGAAAACGGGTCGAACTTATTAGGTTGTGTTTTAGCTGGTTCTTGGAAACCGTTGTTATGTGAAGGAGTTAAGTTAGGTGTACTAACAGTCCCTTTCACGTCCAAGATATTAAAGACTGCTTCAGGGTTCTCAGCAGCAAGTTGATTAACCCACTCCTTAGACAATCCTTTAGCTGCTGCTCTACCGTACAACTCACTTTCACCTTTCTCACCAAACAAGTTATTAAACTTATCGGCAACAGATTTTACGTTAGTTGTCTGTGTAGATTTCACATCTCTTTTAGTTACAATTGATTCCACAAGGGAAGCAACTGAAGCCTCATCTAGTGCAGCTGGAGCAACTTGCTCACCACCGCTCTGAGGTTTAACAGCGTCTAGTACAGATTGCAATGTAGCTTGTTCAGTCGCATTGTTCTTAAAGGCAGTGTTCTCTGCTTCTAAGTTACGTATATGATCCTGAGAAGCTCCTAACGCCTTAATAGCGTCTTCTGCTGTCTTGTACTTAGGTACGCCTTGCTCGTTCTGAATCCCTGCCAACAGCTGGTCTAGCGTGTCTGAGGTATTTGGTTGAGCTACTGGAGTTTGTACTGGTGGTACACCCTCTGGATTTGTGTTAAAAATACTATTGTCTTGGTCAGACGACATTATTTATTCCTTATTAAAATTTAAAATTGAAGCAATTTCAAGCATCGCTCGTTGATAACCTTGCTGGTCAGCTTGGTATAAAGCCCAATTAGGGTCTTTAAATTTATCAACTTTGAGGCCATTGCTGTATGATTCTGTTTGTTTACGCTCACAGATAGAGGAAAAGTGTTTAAACAAATCCTCTGCTGCGGCACATCGTTTAGTAAACTCTTCTCGTTTATCTTTAGGTAGAGAGTTGGTTACCGTAGAGGATAGCTTTATCATTTATGCCCCTGGAATTTGGTTCTCTACCATTTGATTCTCAGCTCCTGCTGAAGCTAACTGCTCTCTCTCCATACCTTCTTCCACTGCTACGTTACTACGTACCAAGTCAAATCTACGAAGTTCAAACAAGTCTTCTACCAACACAGCTAAGTTCTTAGAGCTTATATGCGGCATGATCATTTGTCCAACAGGCCCATTTAATGTCTGGGTGAGATTCTGCATAAGAATCGCTTGTTGTCCGAAGTGTCTAGCGCCTACAGGTCTAATTAAACCGTTTGCTATGATGTCCTTACCTGTGATGTCAACAAACTTTGTACCACCAAACTCTGGGTCTAACACTGGGATTTCTTCTCTTCCCATGTTGTCCTGAGCTTCTGATAGCATACCGTTCAGCAACTTCTCAAGCATAATTTCAAAGGTAACCGTTTTCTCTTGGAAGATACGACCTGCTGCATTCTGAAGTTGTTGAACCTCATACATGGTCTTCTCCCCAGGAGTACGTATACCCATCGCTGATTTAGGAGCACCAGCGTATTCTTCCATCCTTGCTTCAAGCTCGGCTATCTCATTCTGAGCAGCCATAACGCCTGACATATTCTTACCTAACTCGGTTATAGAACCCTCTCCTACTATCTGGATCTGAGCCTCTGGCTCCCAGTCGAAGTGTTCTACATCACCTTGTAGCACTAGAGGTGGATGTACACATAAGTCTGTAGCATCTGCCTTCAAGTTTTGTAAGTGGTCTATACGGTACTGCATACCAACCAAGTTATCTAGTGGCCCCATAGCATATAGGTTATCTGGACGCTTACGCCACCCTGCCATTACCACATTACCTTGGCCTAACGTGTTCTCAATACTGTTGTTCTTTACAGTGATCATACGATCTACAACAATGATTTCACGCTCTGTCTGTACTGTATCTGTTTCTTCATCGTAGTAATCACCTAAGAAGCGTAACACTTCTACATACTTACTACCAAAGTACTCACTCATGCTGCTGAAGCCGTCTACCTGAAAGCCTACAGCTTTGTGGTAGTCATCTACGCTGTACATACCAGCACCTGATCGGAAGTTCATGCAACTGCATAGAGCTTTGTCCCAATCTTCATCTGTCTCAGCTAGCTTCTTAATCTCACCTATAGTCTTAATATAGCGTATAACCTTAGGAGCTTTATCAAACGTAGGTGCTGTAGGGTCAAATACGATGTCTAAAGGACTTATCCTTTGAACCCCTGGCCCTGTGTAACGCTTACTCATAACCCCGTCAGCAGACTGGAAGACGCTACCATCTTCCCATATGGACTCAGCAAAGCAATTACCGTAGTCAATATAGTCATATATCAAATTACTGATATAGTCACGGAAGTCGTATTGCTTAAGCTTGGTGCTCATGTAATGAGTTATAGCGTCTTTAGTATCAATGTTAGCAGCCTGTCTGTCGTAGGCTTCCCATCTAATCCAATTGTCATTAGGGAATATACTGCTCAAGTAGTTACTATGTAAATTGTCACGTATCTGACAAAGCTTAGGCATTGTAGTGGAGTTTTTCCACTGCCCTGCGTTAGTGGTAGTGGTTGTATCTGTAGCAAAGATATAATTTCTAAGCTCTTTCCATTCTTCTACTTTACCTTGTCGAGCAGTAGACAACCTATCCCACATGGCAGCTATACTGGTAGCCCCACTGTCAGACAGCTCATCTACTTTAACTTTTAACTCGCTTACTGTTCCGACCATTAGTTATACCTTCCGTTAAATGCCATACCACCAAACCGTTTATTGTATACAACATTTGAGTCTTTTTGACGTAATCTATCTCTCCCAGGCTTAACTGCGATCTGGACTACACTAGCTAGCGTATCTTTTAAATCATCATGCTTAGGTCTTGTCAGTATCAACTCCTCTTCAAGAGCAGGTGTTAGCCCTCCCTTGGTGTGATACATAGTTAAATTATCGTATCTAGGCTCTAGGATAGAAGCTATACGCTCCTCTTTACTCCCTTGATGCCTAGAAGGTCTGTTCTCATCAACGCTTAAAGATCTACCGTCTTTCCGTATAAAGTCTTTAAGGTCTTCCACAATCATACTCTGAGCAGCTGTAACTTCAGCTCTTAGTTTCCTAAAGCCCCACTCTTCGTGCAAATCACGTATGTGCTCATACATAGTTAAAACCTTGTCCGTCTTAAAGCGGTCTAGGTCTAGTACGTATATGTAACCGTCCGAATCAATCCCTATAACAACTATAGCTGTGAAATCTGAACGCTTACCCATTGTGTATGCAAAGTCCATAGCAGCGTAGACATTAACACGTTTATCACGTACATGCCAATTGCCGTTTGAATACCTAATAACTTTTGGGTCAATGTATTGAAACTTACTCTTATTAATCCTGTTACTTCCAGGATCATTGGGATCATTATAATACTGAGCGTAGAACTGCACTTGATCTTCATACTCCGCTTTAATACGGGCTAATATGTTCTGATCAAAACCAAAGCTCTTACCGTCTGCTCTTGTGCCTCTAGCCCAAAAGAATACCCCTTCTTCTTCAACTTTTGCTTCTTTAATCTCCCAGACAGGATTACGACCAATAAGATCACCTGCAACATCAAAAGTTTCAAACTCTTGTGTCTTCCAAGTGTCGTATATATCTGAGGGGTGGTATCTAGTACCACAAGCTAGTGTAAAGCCACCAGCATTCCTGATAGACGTAAATTGAGAAGATTTCTTGGCTACATTAGAGCGCCCTTCTTCTGTATACGCATTCTCAGGTACTACTATATCATCGGGTACGATAACGTCTGCGTGCCAGCCTGTTGTATTCGTGGTCAATCCTGCTGTCGCAATAGTGGCATCTCGTACACCTTCCTCGCTTCTCTTAACGTGGTCGATGGCGATTTTCCTGTTATTCCACATCTCTCTCTTCCCGTCTTGGGGGTGGATATACTCTGGAAAATACTTTTGAAAAGTTTTAGACTCCATGATGTTTTTAATCGCATAGAGCTGCGTTTCCGCTAGTTCTGATGTAGCTGACAGGTACAGTATGGTTATTTCAGGATGACGTACAACCATCCAAGAGCACCAAGTAGCTACCATGTGACTCTTCAGATGCGCTCGTGGCAACATGATGAGTTTGTTCGCAGATAGATCACCTCCCATACCAAATAAGTTGTACTCTTGCATCCATCGGAATATATCCTTGTGACAGTCTCCGTACATGTAACGTGGGTTAACCAGTTGGGCATATACCCACAAATCAGACATAGCCTCATCGCGTAGAGCTTTAGCATCCTCAGGTAGGTTGTCTAGCTTCCGCTGTGCGGCTTGTCTCCAGTCCATATCTTATCTCTTTATTCTCGCTATGTCAGCACTGAAGCTATCTTTGATCTTAGCTTGTACTTTAGTCTCTCTGGTAACCTCTTCTTTAGAAGGTTTACCTGCGGCTCTCTTATCCCAACCTCGGTCAGCTAAGAACTTAGCCGCTTGGAATTGACCTTCTTCAGCTAACGTATCAATACGTTTAATCTGCTTAGATCTTATCCTAACTTCTAGTTCTTCTTCCCACTCAGTGATTATGGGGCGTAATACGGGGCTTGCGTTTATCGCTTTCCAGTGTTGGAAGCCCCCTAAATGTTTGTCAGCAAAGTCTACGCCAAGTATATCACCACACTCCATAAAAGCTTTTCTAGCTTCTTTAAGGCTCATGCAGATGAACTCTTTATTAGGGCCAGCTGTTTCTTTAAATAAACCAGTTGTTACCCACCTATTTATACTGTCTTTAAACATTGCTACACCTAAATTGTTGGTTGGCTAGGTGCGTCAGGGAAGGATTCAGAGGCAGGCCAATCACGTAAAGCAATACGATAAGCTCTATAGCTAGCTGTATCGATTCCTGCATCTTCTAGCTTGTATATTTCTATATCAGCTTTAGCTAACTCACCATCACGCCATGCTCTAGCCTCTAAAATCGCACTAGCTGCGTCTGCTGCAACATGGTCAAACGGTATAATAACTGCCTCGTATGCCGCTACTTCTTCCTGAGCAATGCGGTATAGGCCATGCGTAGGCGGTATGGTCATATTGTCAGTTGTTAAGCTACCGTCTTTTGTTTCTTGATATTCAATCATGTTGTTCTCCTAATTAATAAATTTCTGCGTCTGCTGTCCATGATCCACCTATTGCTGTAGCGCCTGTATCGTTCTCCAGAACAAAATCCGATACATTAGTAACTGTGGATATAACTGTACCTGCCTCAGAGCTTGAGTAGGCGAGGTCTACTCTTGTGACTGCTGGAACTGATCGTTTTGTAACTATGTATGGAACATTAATTAATTTTCTGCCTGAATCACTATACAAACGCAAAAATGCTCTGCCAGTTTCATAATACCTCTGACAAAGAGCCAATTCTTCGCCTAT